CTTTGGTTTCCATGTCCAACATCCTATTGATAGTTGTTCTTGTAAAGCTAGAAAAACTATCTACAATGGGTGGTATGAAAAACAGTCTCAAATCGGCCATCAAGTCGGCTGGAGGGCTTTCTGCTTTTGCTGAAGCCGTCGGCGCATCCAGCACACACGCTGTTCGAGCGTGGTTTCTGAGCCGCGTCCCAGCCGAATACTGCCCCGCCATCGAAAAGGCCACAGGTGTGCGCTGCGAAGAATTGCGCCCCGATGTTCAGTGGGGCGTGCTGCGCCAGTCTGAGACCACCAAAGAGGTAGCCCATGGGTGAGACACCATCAATAGGGATTGGGGTTGGACCTGCGCACGACCACGCGCCTGAGGCTGGCTGCTTGCTTACACAAGGGGCAGAAGGCGTTGTATTCACCGACATGGAGAACGCTCTTCTCGCCTCGGTCGAAGCAAGGCTGGCAGACGAAGTGCGGAGCCTCGTCCTGTCGCTCAACGAGTTCGCCAGGGCTGCGCAGCTTGTAGGCGAAGAAATCCCCGTCAGAGCCCAGTTTTGTAAGCATGTAACGACCTTTCTCGGACTTTTCGCCCTCCAGTTCTCGCACGCGCTGGGTAAGGGAATGGATGAGCGCATCTTTGCTGATGACGGCGCTGTGTACCTCAAGAAACTGGTGCTGCAAATGGATGAGCTTTTCCGTGAAATCAATCTTGATGGCCGTCGATTTATGGCCGTCGCGCTCATTGATGAGAGCACTGGCCAAGTCTTTGATGGTGCCAAGCGATGAAGCCGCAGCTGCGAGTTCTGCAAACATTTTTGGGCTGGTCCTTCCTGTGTGGAATGAAGTTGAGGGACTTGCATTCTTCCACGGGTCTGGACCGGCCCGCCCACATTCAAGGGGGCCACAAGCATGGCTGACCACTCAATCCGCGTGGTCACTCTGTTGACCGGTGACGAATACCTGGCCATGCAGTCCATGGCTGATTCCGATGGCCTGAGCGATTCAGCGTTCATGCGGCGACTCCTGAAGCTGGAAGCCCAGACGCGGGCCTTGGCTCAAGTGTCTGACCGCGAGCGCCCAGGCGATAGCACCGAACCTGCACATGTTGTGCACAGGGGGGCAGGGCAATGAAGCACTACCCACACCACATTGGTGACTTTGACCGTGCAACGCGCCACCTGACGCGCATCGAGCGCAGCGTGTACCGCGACATGCTAGACCTGTATTACGACACCGAGCAACGCCTAACGCTGGATATGGCTGCACTGTGCCGCCGAATCATCGCCCGTTCCAACGAAGAGTCAACGGCCGTTGAACAGGTGTTGAACGAGTTCTTCACGAAAACTGAAACAGGCTGGTATCACGACCGCTGCGAATCAGAGATTGAGGCCTATCGGTCCAACAACAGCCAGCGTGCACAGGCTGGAAAGGCTTCAGCAGAGTCAAAACGCCTGAAAAGGCAACAAGCGTTGATCGAAACGGCAACGCCCGTTGAACGTCCGTTGAATTCCGTTGAAACGAACGGCAACGGCGCTTCAACTAACCAATCAACCAATCAACCAATCAACCAAGAACCAATTAAGGGAGAGTCGCGCAAGCGCTCCCCCCAGGTTGAACGACCTGATTGCGTGGATGAACAAATCTGGTCTGACTGGCTGCAACTTCGCAAAGCGAAAAAAGCCCCGGTTACCGAAACCGTTGTGAAGTCTGCCAACGCTGAAGCAGCCAAAGCGGGCATGGCGCTTGAGGAATTTTTGCAAATCTGGTGCGCCAGGGGGTCGCAAGGCCTTGAGGCCTCATGGCTGACGGACAAAGAGCGAGCGCGTCCCAAGCGCCCCGCATCGTTTGCAGAGGTTGACCGTGAAAACGGCATGCGTCGCTGGGAAGAAATGACCGGACGCGCACACCCAGACCGCGCACAAACCGCCCAAATCATCGAAATGGAGCCACGCCGTGAGCTTGCCATTGAAGGCCGTTGACCGGCTGTTTGAGAGGCTTGCCGCCACCTATGGCGCAGCCTGGGATCGCAGCCTGGGCACTGCGCCGATTGCCGACGTCAAGGCGGCATGGTCCCATGAGTTGAGCGGCTTTGCGGACAAGCTGGCCATGCTGGCCTGGGCGCTGGAAAACCTGCCAGAGACATGCCCCAACGTCCTGCAGTTCAAGTCCATTTGCCGCAGAGCACCGGCACCAGAGGCACCCCGGCTGCCCGAGCCGAAGGCAGCACCTGAGCGGGTTGCTGCAGAGCTGGCGAAGCTGTCGCCGCTTGTTGCCTCGGTTCGCACGCCATCGGAGCCAGTGGACCACAAGGCATGGGCGAAGCGGCTGATGGCCAGGCATGAGGCTGGCGAGTTGCTGAACCCGAAGACGTTGCGTTTTGCCCGCGAAACGGTGGGGGCATGACATGCCAGTTCTGCGAATCATCGAACGCACTGCCGCACAGTGGGGTGTCAGCGGGCCAGGTCAACATGCGATGCATTGGCTGCTGTGCCCGGCTGTTGGCAACGACCAGGCCGCGCAGCCCGCAGGCAATGGCCATGTTGGACGTCATCGAGCGCAGCATAAAACGCCATGCCACGTCATTTACGACGGGAGACGTTCGCCAGCTCGCCAGCCAGAAACAGGCGAAACGCCGCTCAGCTGGTCCGAGGTCAGTTTCGGAATTGCGAGGGGGTTGATCTGATGGACCACACGATCACGCTGCCCTGGCCGCCAAAACAGCTCAACCCTAACGCGAGAGTGCATCTATTCGTGGCCAGCGAGGCCAGGAAGGCCTACAAGACGGCTTGTCAATGGCAGGGCATAGAGCAAGGCTTAAAACGTGTTGTAGGCGTTTCTACGCTGCACGTCGATTTGACGTTTTATCCGCCTGACCGGCGACGTCGTGACCTGGACAACATGCTGTCGAGCATGAAAAGCGGCCTGGACGGGCTGCGCGATGTGCTGGGTGTGGACGACAGCAACTGGTCACTGTCGCTGCGCAAGGCCGACACGATTGGCGGCATGGTGAAGGTGAGGATCACGGGATGAAGCAGAAAAAACACGGGTGCTTCAACAGGCCAGCTTATCGCACGGTGTTCCCGGCCCAGGATGGTTGGTGGATTGACGGGGATGTGCGGGTGGCCAAGCTGGTCAGCATGCCGTTTCGCATGACGTTCGAATGCCAGTACCGTAAGACGGAGCTGGGGATTGCAGACAAGATGTGTGCGGGGTGCAAATGGAAAAAGTGAAAGCCGCTGTGCGGGTCAATGAGCGCGGTCTGCGGATTGGTGAGAGTCATCCGAATGCCCGGCTGTCTGATGCGGATGTGGAGCGGCTGCACGCTGACCGTGAAGCTGGGATGTCGTTGGGTGCCCTGGCTCAGAAGTGGGGCATCAGCAAATCAGGTGTCAAGGCGATTGTTGATGGCAAGCGCCGAGGGCAGATTGGGCAGAGGGTGCAGAGGGCTGCATCAAACCGCACCAAGGGCACAAGGGTGCGTGTGAATCTGAAAATAGGGCTGCATCAGCGTGCAAAGTTGCACAGGCTGGGCGGTGGTGTATGGCTTGAGAAGATGTTGGATCAGGTGAAATGATGAGCACAGCAAAGACAAAGAAACCAGCAGTGAAGAAGGCCACAGCAGGCGTCACGAAAAAGCGTGCACCTGCGTCAAAAGATGTGCACCCTGTACGGGACATGGCGGCTCTGTGTGATGGAGTGCTGTCAGGGATGAAGAATGGAATGAGTACGACGAAATCATGCGAAGCCGCCGGCTTGCCTTTTTCGACGTTCCTTGACCAGGTGGATAAAAGCAGCGAACTGGCCGAACGGTACACACACGCGCGCGCGGTTTTGCTTGAGCGTATGGCCGACGAGATCGTGCACATTTCTGACACCCCCGTGATGGGCACCAAGAGCGTGAGCAAGGCCACCGGGTTGGAGATCACTGAAGGTGACATGACAGACCATCGCCGCCTCCAGGTGGAAAGCCGTAAATGGCTGCTTGCCCGGTTGATGCCGAAGAAGTACGGCGAAAAACAACAGGTGGAGCACAGTGGATCGGTTGACATTGCTGCTGGCATCTTGGAAGCACGAAAGCGGGCGGCTGGTGGCTGAAGCTCAGAGCATTGACGCGATGCTGGCCGAAGACATGGGCCGGTTCTATGCTGACCCGCTTGGGTTCGTCATGTACGCATTCCCATGGGACAGCGACCCCACGCTGCACGTTGTGCGCCTGCCTGATGCGTACCGCAAGAGGTTCGGGTGCGACTATGGCCCTGACCTGTGGGCATGCCAAATGCTGGACGAGATTGGCCAGGATGTGCGCGCGCGCAACTTTGATGGGGTCAAGGCTGTGGAGCCGATTCAGCATGCTGTGAGTTCAGGCCACGGTATCGGCAAATCTGCAATGGCCGCATGGCTGACGCTGTGGATCATGAGCACCAGGCCGCACAGCAAGGGCGTGGTGACTGCCAACACGGGCGAGCAGCTGGCCAGCAAGACATGGGCTGGTGTGGCTGCCTGGCTGTCGCGTGCCATCAATAAGCACTGGTTCACAGTGACAACCGGAAAGGGTGCGATGCGCCTGGTGCACAACGATCACCCGCAATCGTGGCGGGTTGATGCGCAGACCAGCCGGGAAGAAAACAGCGAGTCGTTCGCTGGCCTGCACGCAGCCAGCTCGACCCCATGGTATTTGTTCGATGAGGCTTCAGCCATCCCTTCCAAGATTTGGGAGGTTGCCGAGGGAGGCAAGACGGACGGCGAGCCCATGCACTTTGTGTTCGGCAACCCGACGCGGAACACCGGTGCATTCGCTGAGTGCTTCGGCAAGCAGCGGCACCGCTGGAAAACCAGGCAGATTGACAGCCGCACGGTGGCCATCACGAACAAAGAGCTGCTGGCCAAGTGGGTGGACGACTATGGCGAGGACAGCGATTTTGTCAAGGTTCGCGTGCGCGGGGTGTTCCCGAATGCGTCCAGCTTGCAGTTCATTTCGCGCAGCTTGGTGGACCAGGCTGTGGCCCGTGCGTTTGAGGTGCAGCGCTGGCTGGGCCGTCATGCCGCTGTCGGCGTGGACGTTGCCAGGTTCGGTGATGACCAGAGCGTGATTCGCACCAGGGTTGGCCGTGACGCCAGGTCAATCGCTCCGAAGCGGTTCCAAGGCATTGACACGATGCAACTGGCCAGCCGGGTGGGTGAGCACATCAACTACCTGCGCGGCCTGGGGCTGCAGGCCACTGTTTTTGTGGACGGTGGTGGTGTAGGTGGTGGTGTGGTGGACCGGCTGAGGCAAATGGGTCATGACGTGATCGAGGTCCAGTTCGGTGGCTCTGCGCGCGACCCGCGCAAGTACCTGAACAAGCGGGCTGAGATGTGGGGCGATTTGAAGGAATGGCTTGAGGTCGGAAGCATCGAGAAAGATGAGGTGCTGGCCACTGACCTGACCAGCGTGGAGTATTGCTTCACGGTCAAGGACCAGATTCAGCTTGAGCGTAAAGAGGACATGAAGAAGCGCGGCCTGGCATCGCCTGATGATGCGGATGCGCTGGCTTTGACATTTGCTGAGCCGGTGAATGAGTTCGCGCCGACGCCCAGCAACAACAGCGGCAGGCAGGGCAGCCGGGACTATGACCCATACGCCTGACGGTGCACGTAGCACCATAGCAGCGGGGCACATTGCTGCCCATGCTGCACTTTCAGATCGTCAACCCGGCTGAGTATTTGCCACAGGTAAAGGCCTTGCTGGCCCAAAACT